TTAAAAAATATAGAGTTGCTAAAATAGGTACTGCCGGCGAAAACGTTATTGAAATATCAACAGTTTATTACAAAGATGTTTTATTCGGCAGGTTGAATATAAGAGCAACTGAGGATAACTCTCACCCGAATGGATATTGCGACTTCCCGGCAGATTATCCAGACGAATATTTTAGACAGATTACTAACGCAGAAAAAATAACAGGCGGCGGATATCGTGATATAAAACCAAACGAAGCTCTAGACTGCCGGGTTTACAATCTATGTTTATCAGACGCATGGCTAGAAAGTGAGGTCAGGCGCATGAGAGATGAAGCTCTTCGCAGCGGGTATGATACCACATGGGTACAGATGACCATAAACAGCCGCACGGTTCTTGAAAACCTTCAGGCGCGCTTATAAAAAAATAAACAATCGCTTGACTATAGCAAGCACGGGGATCATGGTGAGATTATGACAAGAGCCGAAAAAATAGAAAGACTGGAAAAAAGAATAGAGTACATAAATGACGCCCTTGACAGTGCCGTAGATAATGCTGGTCTTGTTAGTTATACATATACAGATGCAGATGGTACACAGTCTACAACAAGGCGTAACCCTAAAGAATTAGCAGAATTGCTTGATATTACGGAAAAACAAATTGAAAGGCTTAAACGGCAACCCGGTGGAATAATGACCCACGGCACCAACAGATATGCTTGACTATAGCAGACAAGCAACTAAGAATACATTAACTTTCTGGGAGATTTCAAGCGCATGGGATTTTTTGCGAATATTAAAAAAATAGCTTCCGCAATAAAAAAAGGCGAAGAATTTGAAATACGCATGCCGTGGGAACCAAAAGCCATGACAACAACAGGCAGAGCAGGCGGTTCAAGATTTTATGGGCAGAAATATCCCGGAGGTTTACCATCTCCCGGGACATCTATCGTGCATGATCATGCAGAAACGAGAAATCAAGTCAGGTTATTATCTCATAATTCTCTACAAATGCGGGCAATGATAGAGCGTAACGTTGACTCAGTTATTGCGCAAGGGTTGAATCTTTCGCCTGAACCCAAATATAAAATTCTTGGACAAGACCCGGAAAAAATAAAAAACTGGATAACCGATACTAAAACTCGCTTTGAATTATGGGCAATGTCCCAAAGATCAAACCGCTCAGGTCGTTATAATTTTTTCCAAGCTCAACGTTTAATGGAAAAATGCTTAGACCGTGACGGCGAGTTGTTTGTCTTACTCTCATATCATAATGACAGCTCGTTGCTATCGCCGCTTAGATTTGAAATATTAGACCCAGATCAGATTCGTGAAAATGCGTTTACATGGACGCGCTCAGGTGCGTCCGTAGGGACATCTACAAAAGAAGGTATCATCAGGAATGACGATGGCGAAGAAATTGCTTATAAAGTATGGACTAAAGACGGTAATAGCATCCCAAAAATGACAGAAATACCGCGTATTGGACGTAGCGGTAGAATTATGATGTTACACGCCATGACAAGCGTTGATTATGCCGGGCAACTTCGCGGAATGTCTCCTTATTCGGTATGCGCCCAAGACCTAGAACTTTTGACTAATTATACGCTTGCGCTTGCAAATAAGGCTAATAATCAGGCGAATATAGCATTCACGGTTGAAAGCGAAACCAATGAGCCGGCGATTAATCCATTTAGACCGCCTTCACTTGGAATATCGGACTGGCCCGGGGCAAAAGATACCAAAGCATCGGATACCAAAGCATCAAATGAATATGGGAGCGAACCAAAACCTTCACCGGACGCAAAAAACGTGACAGAAGAATCTTTACAGCCTGTTTATACGCCCGTTCAACATTATGACATTAACATTCCGGGAGGCGTAGGCGTTTACTCTCTTCCAGGTAAACAAAAATTAAAACCGTTTTCTAGCACGTCCCCGACGGACTCTTTTAATACTTATGTAGACGGCGCGTTTGCGTACATTGCGGCGGCAAGAGGTCAGACTGTTGAAACTGTGCTTATGCGTTTCAACAACAATTACAGCGCAAGCCGCGCGACATTAATTTTAGCATGGAGAATTATAGAACAGCGCAGATGGGAGCTCGACTATTATATTCTTGACCCGATATACGAAATGTGGTTATCAGAAGAAATTGCGGCAGGTCGTAAAAACTGTCCGGGCTGGCTTGACCCGATTTTAAAAGGCGCATGGAAAGGGCATAGGTTTAACGGATTATCTATGCCGAATATTGACCCGCTTAAAACAATGAACGCCGCGAAAGGTTATGCAAGCTTGGGCGCGACAACACTTGACGATATAGCTATTGAACATAATGACAGTGACGCTGAAAGTAATCGCATTAAATTAAAACAAGAACTTGCGGAATTGCGTGAAATAGGCGCCATGCCTTGGGAAAATAAGGTAAACACTGGTAGTCAAAACAGTGACAAGAAGGAAAACGACGATGAATAAAATAAATATTTTTATAAACAATCGCTTGACTATAGCAAGCACGGGGATCATGGTGGATGTGTAATGAAAGAAATATTTTATTTAGCAGACAGTAATTGGCTCGAAAGGTACCTAAAAGAGAGAGCTTCAACCACCCTTGCCGATATGGGAGAGATACAGGCATTATGGCGTGATAATCCAATTGCATCTCCGGGAAGCGATGAAGCTGTAAATAAAATATATTCTCTTGATGGAAATACAGCGCATATAAAAATTGAAGGCGCGCTATCGCCGGAAGGTCCTGATGCTTGGGATTTATTTTGGGGGTATAAGGGAGCATCTTTTAAGACAATTACGGCGGCAATGGAGCGTGCAAAAAAAGATTTTGCGGTCGAAAAAGTTATATTCGATATTGATAGCCCCGGCGGTACACTTGCAGGTACAGACGAAACGTGGCAAGCGCATAAAGCGCTCGCTAAAGTAAAGCCGACAGAGGTGCATACAGGTAATCTTGCATCGGCGGCTTATTATATAGCGACGCCCGCAAAAAAAATATTTGCACGTTCACCCACTTCGCAGGTAGGTAGTATCGGTGTGTTGGTTGCAACATATGACTGGTCAAAATGGGAAGAAAACGTTGGCATTAAAGAAGTCGTTATTACATCCAGTAACGCGCCTGACAAATATCCCGACATATCCACGAAACAGGGCAAAGAAACAATTAGAGTACGTCTTAACGCGATGGAACGTGTTTTTTATTCACGCATAACAGAAAGCCGTGGTAAAAGCACGGAGCATATTGCCGAACATTTTGGGCGCGGCGGTATGTTGATAGCCAAAGACCCGTCAATGGAACACGAAGATGCTACTCGTGCAGGTTTAATTGACGGACTGTATAGCGATATAGAAATTATTGAAAACCCAGACAACATAACAATTAAATCCGCGTCTGCGGAAATAAATAATTCTGCCACGGCAGAAAATAAACAGGAGGCAAATATGGATTTGTCTGAATTATTAAAAGCTAACCCTGCCGCCGCCGCTGAAATTGACAGACTGAAAGCTGAAGCAAAAGAAGCGGGAAAGCAGGAAGCAAAAGCGGAATATGCCGCAATGGTTGGTAAGGCGATACCGTATATCGAATCGACCTCATACCCGAACAGCGTAAAGAAAATCGCTTGCAGTGTATTGAGGGGTGAATCCAGTGCGGACACTCTTATCGGCGCGGTAGCCGCTTATGACGGAATGAAGGAAGCTCAGTCGTCCACTACTGCAATATCTGAAACCTCGGAGTTAGGTGCGGCAATAGCAGAGCAGCCCGAACTCAAGATGTCCGATGCTGATAAAGCATGGGAAGCAAGTATTGCGGAAGCGAAAGCGCGACGCGATAAAGCTGACAAGGAGGTTATTTGACATGACTACAATTGGAACAATGACACCCGATAATCTGTTCGCAGACAACGGTGCCGAAAGAAGCGTAACAAGGTTAATCCCTGCTGGAACTGCCGTAAAGAGAGGTGACATTCTGTCAATGAGCAATGTACCCATTGCGGCGAGTGGTCAACCTTTTGGCATTGCACTCGATAACATCGGTGCAAACGACACAATCCGCGTATGCACAGTTGCGATTCAGGGCGGATTTAACGCAAATGCGCTATTTACTGGTGATACAAAAGCGCCAATGGAATGGTTCGACGAACTTCGCGATATCGGAATTATATTGAGGCAGCCTGCGCCTTAAAGCGGGAAAGGAGAATATATGGCAGAAAATACAATTAATATTTATTCGACACGGGCAATGATGGATTTTATAAAATTCGAGCCCGGTGTTGCGCGGTTTTTTCGCGAAACCGCATTCAGGAGAGCAGAGACTTACAACACAAACATTTTTGATATTGATGTTATAAGTCAGGGTAGACCCATTGCCGTTTCCGTAAAGAGGCGCGAAGACGGAAATCTTGTTGAAGATAAAAGTTTTGAAACAAAAAGCGTTGAACCCGGTTATTTGAACGAGTTTAAGGCCATTGAAATTGACAAGTTCAAAAACAGGAAGCCGCAAGAAACACCTTACAACTACACAGGTCCGGGTGTACAAGCACAGCAAGCGGAAGCGGAATCATTCACAGAGCTTACAAGCAGATTTAACAGGTCTGAAGAGCTTTTTTGCATTGAAGCAATGACAAACGGCACCTTTACGGGGAAGAATAAAGAAGGTGTCGCAATTTATCAAATTGATTTCAAACTGCGCGCCGACCATAAACCTGTTTTATCAGGTGCAAATCTCTGGGATGATCCGGGCATGAGCAAAAATAAGTTGTTGGAAATGATTCGCGGCTGGATAACTCATCATCTTATTAAACATGGCGGGAAGATGCCAACTCACATGGCGCTTGGCGGAAACGCTTTTAATGCGTTCTTAAAACATGTTGACCCGGATGATAAAACATCAGGGCATAATGCGTTTACTGTAGTGCGCGGCGTGGTTACTCCCCGTATGCAGGAGATGGGGGTTTTCTTCCTTGGTACATTCCCTGAACTTGGAAATATTCAGGTTGTTGGTTATAACGAATGGTACGATGATCCTTGGACCAAAGAAACCAAGCCCGTATTCCCATCAAACAAAGCGGTTTTATTCTCAAAAAATGCAAGGTATGTCAGGCTGTACGGAAGAATAAATCATCTTGAAGCCCCTGATTTTGCCGAGAGGTTCCCATATATTTGGAGTACACCCAACGGCAAACAGAGGCACGCCCAGCTTGAAAGTGCGCCGTTAATGGCTCCGCTTGAAATTGACACAGTGTTCAGTGCAACAGTAACGGCAGCGTAAGGAAGGTTTATGAAAATAATAGCAACAAACCATTCTATCGCGGTGGGCGTTTACGAAGGTGAAGGTAACATTAAAAAGTTTGTATCAAAAACATACCTTCCGGGAGAATCGTTTGAAGTTGATGACAAGGAAGCTGACAGGCTTATAAAACTTGGCGTGGCTAAAAAACATGACCCGAAAACCGATACGGAAACTGTAAAAAATCCAACAGGCGGTAATAAGTAATGGTAAATATTCCCGCGTTATCCGAAATGGATTTAAGCGACACCTTAGAAGGTGAGTTTGGTATGCTTATATCTCTAAGGGACCCCGAAGGCAATATCATTGACACAACAGTTAATGATAAACCGCTTAAAGGGTATATGCGCCGAGCCTATACGGATACGCGGGAACGCCGTGGCGGAAATAACAATGATGTTACTGTAATAAATGCGCCGTGCATAAAATTAAGAATGTCGTCCTTATCCAGAATACCGACAACAGGTGAAACATGGCAGGTAGGCATACCTGAAAGCCCGATAGCCGGAGCAGATATTGAGTGGTATGACTTAGACCCTAAAAAACCAGTTGAAACCAACAAGGGGAAAGGGACCGTTAAATTATTCTTGGTAAAAATGCAAGGAAGCGTAAAATGAGAAGGTTAACATCGGAATTAAAAGGGGAATTCCCTGATTTCGCTGTAATGCTTAACGCCTTCCCGGAATTGAACGCAAGGATTTTAGGATATGTTGGCAAACAGGCGGCTTTACAACTTTATGAAGAACATTTGCAAGGTCAAGATTTAGAATTGCATAATGTTACGCGCTCATCATCTGGGCTGCCAAGAAGCAAATCAGGAAGGCGGCTTATAACTTATTCAATCGGTAGGGGATTGAAATGGGTTGGAATTTCCAGCTTTCCGTTGAACCTGTACGATAAAAGAAGGCAGATAAGAAGCGGAGATGCCGAAAGACGCGGAATACTTACACGCAAGCTGGCATCAGGCTTATCAGGCAGAATTAGTAATTATATCGCCGAAGCTGACAAGCTCATTGTCGATGACTGGTTTAACAGTAAAGCAAAGGGAGGGATTAGGCATATATGAGACTAGTAAAGCAAACAATGGAAAAAATCAAAGATGATATCGCAGGTGTCTTACCAGAGCTTTTAAAAAAATATGGCGCTAAACAGTTTGATGGTTATTTAATTGGTTTCCCGACAGATCCAGAAAAAACGCTTATTGGTTTATGGGTTGGGGAATACGGTAATGACGTAAGTATAAAACTTATTTTTACTATACATGCGCAACTGCCGGGGGTAACAGAAATTGAGGCGTATAATTACATTGACGCGATAAACGAATATTTAGAAGATTTTAATCCGCAAATAGCCGGCTATACCGATGGTAGTTATGCGCTAATAGTAAAAGACGGTGACCGTAAATCATCTATTGAACTACTTTATAGCGTAACTCTTGTATGTCCAAAAGACGACTGCGATTAAGGAGGTGTTTATGGTGCGTAAATTGAAACGGGTAATTGATAACGGGAAGGCGTTGTGGAAAATAACTGACGGACCCGAAACTGTAAAAGTTAATTGTTTACCGTGTAAAAAAATGCAACAAGCGCAGAAAATAGCAGAGAAAGTGACCGCCGATATAGAGGCGTATAAAAACAACATTAAAGGAGATCGATTATGAAAAAATCTGGAATGTCGAGAAGAGCTTTTCTTGCAATAGACCCACAAATAATAGAAGGAGGGGGTACGCCTATTACTACAAAGCCAAAAACATGGTACGTAATTATGAAAAAAGCAGAAAACAGCGCTCTGCCTGAAGACGTGCCGTTAAACATACCCTTCAGAACTCCCTCGGAAGGTACTCAGTACACATTAGTAAGCGGTGACCAGTTACTTGAGCTTGCTTTTGAAAAATTTTGTAAAACAAACGCAAACTTCGAGCTTGGGCAGGGTTCTATTGATACCGGCGATGATTGTGATCCCGCGGCGAAGATACGTGATGGAATTACAACCATTTCGGGAAATCTTGAAGGCTTCCTTGTTTTTGATGACGCAACAGAACAATTGATTGACGTATCACAGAATATACTCAATCTCTTTATGCCATACCTAGAAGACAGCGGAAACGGGGTATATTCTTATAATCCGTCGATAGACCCGCGTATTTATATGGGGCTCTGTCTCAACGAAGATGCGAAAACTTCCAACATTGAGAATTGGCTTGTGACACCAATTACAATACCAAGCGTAAGTCTTCCAGGCGGAAATACGGACGCGCAATCGATGTCCATGTCATGGGAAAAAGGCGAAGGCTTGGCAGTTTCTTATAACGTGCCAAGAGCAGCGTAAAATATTATATCCCGAAAGGTTTACTGCGCTGAGTAGGGTATATTTAAAATTATATTGAGGTATATATGGCAACATTGATGAGTTTAAAACCCAAAAGTAAAGATTTTATTTTTACTTCTTATGGTAACGATAAGGAAGAAAAACCCGCTAAAATCATCTTTTCAAGATTTCCGGCACCTAGCGAAACCTTTACCCAAGTTGACAAAAAAAATATTTTCGAGGGTATAGATTTAGAAAATGTCAAAAAACGCGAGCTGCAGTCGGAAATTGCCAATAAAATAGTTGAAAGTTATATGCAAAACTTTTATGCAGGCTTGACTGATTTAAAACTATTTTTCAGGGAATGCGTTGATCATGTCGAAGACTTGGTTTACAACGATAACGGCAAAATACTTCACATAACAACGACAAGCGAATTTTGGCAAATATTACCACAGGGCGCGGCTTATGAAATAGCGCAAGAGGCGTTTGATTATGCCCAATCTCGCGAAGAGTTCACAATGGGAAACTTGAACGCCTAGTTATAGCCCTCCGTCTATATAATTTAGGTGTTGTTAAGAATGACGGACTAAAAGACCCTTACCCGATTATTATACCGGGTAGGCGCGAGCCGATTTTAAGTTACAAGGTTGAAGAATACGTCAATGATGTATTTTTTTATTATTATAATTTTTATTTGTCATGCAAACATGCCGGGCTACCTTTTCAAAAAAGCTGGATGGAGTTGCCCGCATGGGTTACGCAACTGATTATCGCATTCGACAAAGAGATTGAAGCTGATAACCGAGCAAAAGAATATAGATTTTTAGCGCAAATACATGGTTATAAAGTGAAATAAAGGTAGGCGAAATAATGGATATAACTTTAAAAATAAAAGCTGATTTTGCCGAAGCTTCATCTCAATTTGAGAATATTGCAAATAACTCAGATTATGCCCGCGAAAAAATTGAAAGATTTACAGAAAAATTTAAAACAGAATCCATAGATAGGTTTATTGACCGCCAAGATATACTTTCTGTTGCAATGAAAGCAACGGGGCGAGATACAGATGTGCTTAATATGCAAATAAACGCATATCAGAGAGAAATAGAGCGCCTCATAAAATCTGGACTGGACCCGCAAGATGAATCAATAAAGAAGTTACAAAATGAATACATTGAGTTGAAACAAAAACAGGAAGATATCAATCAAGCGACGTCTGCCGCCGCTGAAGCGGCAGAGATAGCCACTGAGAAATATAACAGGCTTGCAGATGAAATCGGGAGACTTATAGACGCAGAGGAAGATCATGAAAAAATATTAATAAAACTTAATGAAGAAAAAAAACATTTAAAAGAACAAATACAAGACCTTATAAAATCAGGATTAGACCCTGAAAGCAGTGAAGTTAAGAAGCTTGAGGCTAAATATAAAGAATTAACCCGAGAGATAGAAGCTAACGAAGCCGCTCATAAAGCGCAGGAAACAGCTGTAAAAGCGGCAAAAGGCGCGTTATTGGGAATAGGAGCCGCCATTGCCGCTGCCGCAGGTCTTACAATAAAAGCTGCCGCGAACGTCGAAGATCAAATAGCAAGTTTTGTACCTATGATGGGCGGAAGCGAAGAAGCCGCGAAAAAAATGTTTAAGACAATCCAAAAAGAAGCTGCTACAACACCTTTTGAAATAGAGAGCATAACATCGGCTGTAAGAACAATGATGCCCGCATTCAAAGGCTCGGCAACAGAATCGGTAAAGGCTTTTAGAATGTTAGGTGACACAGCGCAGGGAAATTCGCAAAAATTACAATCAATTACAAGCGCTTATACAAAATCTATAATGAAAAATAAAGTATCTATGCAGGAACTCAATATAATAAACAGTGCCGGAGTGCCAATTTTTAACGAAATGGCAGAATCTATGGGGATCACTGTTGAAAAACTGATGGATATGTCCAGGAATGGAGAATTAACAGGCGAACATTTAACCGGGGCTTTTCAGAAAATGACATCTGAAGGCGGGATATTTTTCAATGGCATGGAAACCGCGAGCGACACCTTTAACATGAGATTATTAGGCATAAAAGAAAATGCAGGGATCTTGGCTGGAGTAATCGGTGAAAAACTGTTACCGATGGCAAAAGATATAGCGGGTGTTGTATTAAAAGTTGTTGAGAGATTTACAGCGTGGGTACAGGAAGGAAACAATTTTAATAAAATGATGGACAACTTGACTTATGCAACCGCAGGAGCAACCGCAGGTCTAATCGCGTTTTTGATTGCAGCCAAAGGTAGTGCAATAATAGAAACTGTTAAAAAAGCAGTTGAAGGTTTAACCTCCGCGATGGCAAAAAATCCAATTGGAGCAATCGCTGTGGTAATTACTGCTGTATTGATACCGGCTTTAATATACTTGGTAAAAAACTGGGATACAGTTGAAACCTATATGCAACAAGGAATAGCCCGGCTTGAATACGCATTTAATTTTTTTACACAATCATTTAAAGGTGGATTTAATACTTCTTTCGACGCTATTAAAATAGGAGCGTCGAAGTGGTTTGAATGGTGGTTTGCAGGTATTACGTTCATGGTGAGAAAGACACTTGAGCTTGTTTCCAAAATTCCCGGCGCTGTAGGTGACGCCGCCGATCGCGCTTTAGCAGGTATCCAAAGTGTACAATTGTCGTTATCAGGTTTAACAGATAAGGCAATAGAATCATCAAGTGACGAAACAAAAATGTTATTAAACTCGCTTGACGCGAGGTTGTCGGCAATAGACGAAACCGCAAGAGCAAGAAGAGCGGAAATAGAAGCTGTTAAAAATGCTTTATCCGAAGAGTTAGACGCAACTGTAGATATGCAATCCCAAAGAGTTCAAATATACGAGGAAGCAAACAAGGCAATTGGAGAGTCAAATGAAGAATTAAAAATACAGGAAAAAAATATCAACGACCAGAGACTTCGCGCCGCAAATCAACTATTTGGCGGGTTAAGCAGTTTATTAGGCGTATGGTCAGAAAAACATGAAGCCGCCGCGTTAGCCGCTAAAGGTATAGCGCATGCCGAAGCCGGTATAAATTCAGCTCTTGCGTTTACAAAGACGTTAAATGATCCTACGCCCATGCCAACAGCCGTAAGAGTAATGCAGGCGGCGGGAGTACTGGCGGCAGGTTTAGCACAACAGATAAAAATACAACAAACACCAATATCAGCAGAAACAGGCGGCAGATTTGTAGTACCTGATTTTTCGACGGGCGTAGACAGCGTTAGTATGAGAGTCAATCCCGGGGAAAAAATAGATGTTACGCCCCGAGGTGAATATAACAGAGATGCCATTCACCAGATAATAAACCTTGACGGACAGGTATTCGTAGATTTTATAAACAGGAGGATCCGTGCCGGGGATATTTACGAAATGTCACCGGCGTGGAATATGTAATGAATATTTTATTCAATGATATTATTCAGTGTTCCGACGCTCCTTGGGAATTAAAATCGCCCGCGTTATCTGATGTTTTAAGTACAAACGGAGAAATCGAAATTAAACTCGACAAACCTCGAAAACTAAACGCTGTAGGGCTTGGAAATTGCGATGGGAACGTGGTAATTAAATTATATACAAAATCCGATTATTTTACAGAAACAATAAACCCTGTCGAGAACGGTTTATATATGCTGCCGCAAATATTAAACGACATAACTTTAATAAAAATAACTGCGGTAAAAATTGGCAGATTTGCCGCAGGTTATGCTTGTAATATACCCACAGCGGTTATGAAAGAGCCTTCTTACAAGTCCACGTCTGAACCAAGAATAACGTTATCAGGACAGGTTATACCCGGCAGAGGCGGATACAATTATAAAACATTACATCTTGATTCAAGATATAAAATAACGCGGGAAATTATGGCGGAAATCGACGCAGGATACAAGTATATAGGCATGGGTTATCCGTTTTTTATTGATTTTGAAGATGAAGCTTACAAGCTTCCGTTTACAAAATTATATGCTACGGAAACAAAACAGCTTAGCATGACTTTTCAATCAGGTGTGCGCAGGTTTTTATATTCTCGTAGTTTCGAGTTTGAAGAGCGTTTTTAATGAGAGGAGTTATTTTATGATAAGGTTTTTAGCCGAAATAGCGGTAAAAACAAAAGTTTTCATACATCCTACTCCCGCAAGTTTTAACAAACAGCATAACATATATTATATAGACATAAACGAACACCCTACAGATACTTATTGGACAAAATGGGGCGGATATTATGATAATTTTTCAGACACTCAGATAGATTTATATTTTGATGGATTTTTAACCAAAGTAACAAGCATGGAGAATTTATTAGTTACACCTAACTCTTTATACCTAAAAAATAGAATGGTATTTATTAACATTTCAAAACATCCGTGGTTATATGCAAATCATTCAGTTTCAACAAGAAAAAATTATCCATATTTATCAGCTCCATTAAACCCGGATAAACCTTCAAATAATTTAATCAGGGGCGTTAATGCTCAGGTAAAACTTGGAATCCCCAGTTTTAGCGTAAAACTGTCAGACAATATTGCCGGGATTACTTTAAACCAGGGCTTTTCTGTAACGCTAATAAATAACGACGGTTTTTTTGATAACGAGCAGGATTTTAATTTATTTAACGCGCCTGTATACATTAAAAAAGCGATAAAAGAGGATCCGCAGTATGATGATTTTGCTACCATAAGGTCCGGGCTTGTGGAAAATACGTCTACTACATTCAGTGATTTTAAGATTGATGTATCGGACAACATTAGGGCGTTTGAAAGACCTGCCTGTAATATTGTAAATCAGGATAATTTTGATATAATTGTTGATGATACCGGCATAGGAAAAAAAATACCGCTTATATTCGGGAAAAAAAGAATCCAATTATTAAAACTGAATGAAACAAAATATTTGACAGCTGAAAATGCGACAGGTGTAGAAAGAGTGTTTAATAAAGACGGTATCTCGATAAACTATACCTTCGATATAAATAATAAAATAATAACAGCCGAAGGCGCCGAAGAGGCTATTATTATAGGAAGTCAAAATAACCGAATCGGGGAAATAATCAGGTATATGATATCTAGGGCTGGTATTGCATATACATCTGATAATATAAATATTGATGAGTTTAATTCCTACGCTTCGACTTCTCCTAAAATCAACTTCGCAGTAACTGATGGTAATATAAGGAGCACGATTGAATCGACATTAAAAAGTGATATGGCGTATTTTATACAGCAGTCAACAGGAAAATTCACAATACGAAAGTTTGGCGCTTTTTATAATCTGCATTTTATCCCGTCGCAATCAATGACCAAAAAACCAGAAAAAATATTTGATAGCGCGTATAAAAATTATTTTTCCTCATGTATCGTCAATTTTAATTTTACGGGCAACGAACAGCATAGCAGCGAGTTATTTGACGAAAGAGAGGGAGAAGCGGAAAGCATATACTGGAGAAAACTGTTAAAAACATTTGATACTGATTTAATCGAAAGGAGCGACGCTAGGAATCTTGCAATTGCGCTGTCAGACAGATTCACAACAATGAGACAAACTTTAAAACTGGCAGCCGGAATTGATACATCCGGGTTTGAGCTATTAGACACTATTATAGTGTTTTTAAATATAAACGGTAGAATGTCAAGTAACGTTGCATTATTTACAATAAAAGAAATGAACTCGGCTCAAGATACGCTAACAGTGGAAGAGTCCATTGCTGATAAAGACGATTGGGCATTTGACGGCGGGGACGGTACGGAGGATTTTGAAATTGAATTAAACGGAATGTATGCAGAAACGAGCGATAATGAATACGACGTAATTGTAGACGGAGGGAACGCATGATAGAAATTAAAGCGCGAATAAGAATAAGGAGGCAATCAGACGCGGCATGGGCTAACACGAACCCAATATTAGCCGAAAGCGAACTGGGACGTGTTACTCAAGGTGAAAATAGAGGAAGGTTTAAAGTCGGTGACGGCGTTAAACGTTGGAATGATTTGGAATATCTTGACGAAGGCTTGGTAAGAAAAATATGGTTAATTGAATATGTTGATGAGTTAAAAAATCTATTACAACAAAATATTGACAATGAAGCAAATGCAAGACAGATGGGTGACTCTAATTTAAGGCAAATAATTGATAATGAATCAAATCAGCGAACGCAATCAGATGACAATTTACGACAGATGATTGACAGTGAAGCAAGTCAGCGAGCGCAAGCGGACGATGCTATTAATAATATTGTCATAAATGAAATATATAGAAGAATGCAAGGCGATATAGAAACTTTAGAAAGCGCAAAAAATTATACCGACGAAGAGGTTGAAAAAGCGCAGTTGGCAACACAGACGTGGCTCGCTGCGGTTAATTTAAAATCGCAATTACCCACAACAGGACTAGCGACAAATATTAATTATCTATGCCGTGTTATAGCTGATACTGTTGCAAATAATGGGGTATGGCAGCGTATTGCCGGTTCAACAGAATGGACATATTTTTCTGACAATCAGGATTGGGTTGATGACGTGGAGTTAGCCGCAGTTATTGCGGCACATAATGCAAATACGTCAGCTCACGCAAATATGCAGACATCAATTACCGCGGACGCAACTACCGCAGATATTGGAACAGCAGCAATTACAGATACAATAAGTAATTTTTTCCAAAGATTCCGACGCGGGTTAAACTGGTTAAATGCACAAAAAATTGATATTGCGAAATTAAACACCCATATTGATGATACTCTGCCACACATGAATATTAATTTAAGTGGACTCTTTGTAACAGTACCAGCGAATGATACTACAGTGGATATTGGTACAGGCGTACTAGGGTCTACACTTGCTCAAGTACTCGGACAACTTAGACGTGGCATAAACTGGGTAAAAAATTTAATTACAACAGGGCTTGATACAAAACAACCTAAGATAATTTTCGGAAATACCACAACCGCCGCAGGTACAGCAACCAAAGCAGTAACAACTTCGGGCGGCGAAGCCATTAATAAAGGCGATATAATAGCGGTGTTTTTTAACGGTGTAGCAAACACAGCCGCCGCGGCTGCAACGGGCGGATTAGCATTACAAGTAAATGGCGGAGCAGTTATACAAGTAAGGTTAGGCGGAGGAGTGCCAACTGCGGCAAGCGGAACAGGCGCAGCTTATATAGCGTCGGGTATGACTGTGCCTTTCTTTTATGACGGTACTTATTTTATGATGTTTGGCAGTAATGATATAACTGACAGTGATACAACTTTTTCGGCAATGACAGAAGCAGAATTAAATAGCGGGACAGCGACTACAGGAAGATTGATAACTCCGGCATTATTAAGCAGTGCATTATCTCAAAATACTACAGGCGGTATAAAAGATTTAGTTTGTGATACGGCGGCGGCAACAGTTGCAAAGACAATTACTAATTCCGCTCTCACTCTTAAAACAGGTGATTTAATATCAGTTAAATTTACATTGGGAAATACCGCCTCTAGTCCAACACTTAGCATTAATGGCGCGGGTGCAATAGCGATAAAATTGGCGGGTGGCGCACCTACAGGGGCAAGCGGGACTGGAGCAGCTTATTGTGTTGCAAATAACAAGATGTTATTCCATTATGACGGTGATTCTTTATGGCTTATGGGCAGTCAGGATATAACAGATGGAGATACCAATACAATTGCATATAATATCTACAATCATCCTACAAGCGCATTATTTATTAAAGCAGGCACAGCCGGAGGAGCGAGTAATTATTATCCTTTTGTAGGAATTTGCGAAGATAATACAATTGACAAAATAACCGCAACATCAAGTTCATCCGCCGCTGGAGTAAGGACATTTACGACAAATAAAATTAATTTGCACGAAAATATTATGTACTTGGATAACTCCACGGGTGCATGGACAGCAGGAGCGAGAAACACAAACGCCTGTTATCTAAGTAATGCAATAGGAACAACTAACTGGAGATATGCAATAGGTCAATTTTATAATAAATCAGGCGCTCTTGTCAGTGTACCATCTGCAATTACCGCAGATAATCGGGATTACATTGGACCTTTATACATAGGCGGTACTAGAGACGGTGATTATTTTACACCTACAGAATATTCGCTTACTTTAAGAGATACAAATAAAGTATATAAATGTATAGGTTATTTTTATGCAAGCGCAACAGCTACAACACTGTCATTACACCTAACACTTAACCAACCTGTTTTTGTCTATGAGTCAAACAAATGGGCAAGATTAGGCACTGGTGGCGGCGGTGGTGGAAACTCAATTGAAGATTTTGTAATCGGCTCACAAGCCAGCTCTACTATAAGATTAAACTTTACAAGTGAGTCAATCACAGAATTGATATTAAACGCGAGTAACGGAGCATGGGCTACTTCTTACAGAATACAAACGGTCGCAAGTACAGGCACAACTAATCTTACAATAACAGAAATATCCCGCGTGGGTAATATTCCATCAACAGTATTTTTTGATTCGTTAGCACCTACCAGTTGTAGAATTGGAAATAACTCGGGGGTATCAATACGAGGAAGGATGACAAGAATATTATGAAAAACCTTTTAAAATTTGCAATTATAATATGTTGTATCCAGACACTGCCATCTTATGTTGTCAACATTGTTACAATCTTAAACAATGCAGGATTATCCGCACGAACAGGCGAGGCAAACAGCGCGGCTCTGCCATTCCAGACTTATCAATATGTATTTTCGGAAACCGACGGTTCGACCGCTAATTTAATTAGCAAAGATAAAAAAAGTATCGTATGTGATAATTTGTGGACTTTTAAAGCAGGTGATATATTTTACGTTGAGATTACAAGCGATAGCGGCAAAGTAGCATGGGATTTTAAAATAACGTCTATCCCGTCAACCACAACCGGTATTAATGGTTTAGATAATATGCCGGAACTGGATGTTAATTTTACAAGGCGTTACAGCACAAACGAAGCAACACAAGCACAAATAAATACATTGGGAAGTTTATCTAATTGGTCACCTAACAGCGGTTTTGTGATAGATGATACTTATCTATTATGGGGGGAAATTGATAATACGTGGACAATGCCCGATACCTATACAGGTAATAAATGGTTCCCAGCTAGCACACCAGCGCCGGGACTTCCAACGATTCCCGCCGGATACGTTACCATGACTCGCCCATCAACTGTATCCGTAGCAGATTGGCAGATAGGGCGCAGGATGAAAAATACAACCAGTGCAATTACTTTAATGTTTGGAGCATTGTATAAGGGTAATAATATCGTTACCAGAGTTGTCAAATTAAACTAAGGAAAAAAAATGAATATAAAAATGAATGAAGATTTTTATATATTTGGAATAACATTGGCGTATTTATGGATAAATTTTTTACAGAAAATATGCCCGATGATATTAAATTTTTTGGAGGGTAAATAAAATGAAAAGATTACTCATTTTATTAACTGCGCTAATGGTCTTAGCGTTCGGTTCCTGCGTGGAAACGCCGGAAGTAGCAAATGGTATCGATTTTGAAGATTGTATGTTGAATGAAGTTGCTAACAATCCCAAAACGATATACCAAAGTCATTCATTTCAGAATGAAGCACTCGCAGAATTCTTTTATAATTATTATAAAAGTGGCGGCGACGCTTTCAATGGATATGAGGAATTCTTTACAATATCCGCGGATAAACTGAATAAAGAAGTATTATTAGGCGGTTTATTAAAAGGCGAGTGGGGTAACACCACTTTTGTTATCGGGGATAAATATGGAGCCTTTATTTTGCGGGGAAATGAATATGTATACCGAAAAGATATAGGTCGTTGTCTATTTGCAGATAACATAGGATTCCATTTCCCCAATTGCGGTATAACCAGAGATTGCGGCACATAAGATAATAAAATGCAAGGCAATAAAATAATGAAATGGAATAATATTTTATGGGAATTACCTCAGACAATTTTGGGCTTTATTGTTTCAAAAATATTCACAATTGAAAGTACTGAATATTTTAACGAAAGGAAATTAATGATCTTCAAAAAAGATAAATGGTTTTCTAAAAAATCAGCGGGGGTGTCTCTTGGATATTTTATTTTATTGCCAAGCACAAGTTGTAAAATTACGCATAAACAACATGAATATGGTCATTGTATGCAAAGTAAAAAATCAGGATGGTTGTATTTATTAATTTTTGGACTCCCATCATTAACAAATAACTTATGGGATAGGCTAATGCACAAAAAATGGAGTAGAGAGCGAAGGGAAAAATGGTATTACAGTAGATTTCCCGAAAAGCAAGCAGATTTACTCGGCGGTGTAATTAGGTAATAATCGCTTGACTATAGCAAACCCGTAGAACAACATATTTATAAAAATAACGTCGGAGGGGATATTTAATGGCTAATGAGTTCTTGCAATTGCCAAACCCGGATAATAAGCCAGATGCGGTAACGTCAGGATATCAGAGACAAAATACCAATATTTTTGCAATTCAAACAGGACTGGATACTACAGAGCCTTTCGATAACGGCGCTGGAAATATCACAATTCCAGCAGGCGGCATAGTTGAATTAAACGGTTCTATGTTTACATTGCCGAATGATATCTCTTTTACAAAACCAGAAGCAGGTACAGCGTATTGGATAGCGATATCTGACAATGGTAATGGTACGCCAGAAGCTCCAAGTACGGCAACTGCCTCGCTAGTAACTTATCCCGGCAAATGGGACAGCGCAAAACAGGGGTGTTATTTATCTGATGGAAGGCGGACGCTAAACTGGGTATCACTGGGTGCGCTTAGCATAGAACCAACATTCTTAGAATACTCAGCCCCGACAATTAAAGGCACATATAAATTTTCTTTAAAAAAGGGATGGAAGTATGTAAAACTTGCTAGCGGGTTAGGTGGCGGCGACGGCGAAAATGGAATAAAAAACAACCGCGACGAATTGCCGGGTTATACCGGCGGCAGAGGCGGCGGCGGTGGTATTGCATTGGTTTCAAATTTTACTTATGCGATATTTTTCCACGACGGCGGGAATTGCCGTGCTAAAATCGGCGCAAACGGATCAAACGGCGGCAATGGCGGTAACGGCGGTAATGGCGGAAGACTACGAGCAGGCGAGAATTCTTGGCTTGGCGGCGGCGGTGGTGGTGGTGGCGGCGCATCAGGCGGAGGCGAAAACTCAAGCTTTTCAACAGACTCAGGCTTTTTTGTAGCCACCGAAGATTCTCCACCCGGATCACCAGGTAAAGGGGGATTTGCGTCAATTGGCACATACAGTAGCAGTTACATGCCACGAGCATGGGGCGGCGATGGAGGCGATGGCGGCGAAGCTTATTCAAGCGGAATGGATGGTCGTAATGGTGGTAATGCGAGTTATCAAACAGGAACATCACCCGGCGCTTTTACTACAGTTTATGGCGCCGCTGGTGGTATAGGTGGTTTTGCGTCAAGTGAGAATGGTACCGATGGCGGAGGAGCTGCAACAGCAGCAAATATCGCTGGCGGTGGTGGTGGCGGCGGTGGTGGTGCGGGTGGCATAAACGGACAAGACAGAAAAGGTTGGGTACTTCAGGGCGGATACTGCAATGTATTTGATTTTTACGATACTAGACAAACTCAAGAAAGAAAGGAAGAGGTGTCAGAAAAAAGGGAGGACGTACTATGATTTTAATGTTTCACAAAAAAGAGAAGTACGGGAAATATTTTGAGGATACTAAGGATTTTACGGTTAAGGTCCCACCCAGTACGGCATATGTTTGGAATGAAGAAATAGGGGAGTGGATTATGCCTGAATCAGTTACGGAATCAGAGCCTGAGCCCGAACCAGAAATAGAAGCAGAAGAATCAGAATAATTAATATATTTAATATTTGCAAAAACTAAATTATAGGAAGGAAAATAACTTGGACGTAATTATTAAAAACCCGGAAGTATTAAAGATTTTCATAATGTGTATATCTGTAGTGTTTGGACTTATTTTTATAACCATCGGGATGAAAATGGGTTGGATTGGCAGTGTTCATATCGATAAAAGCGGCGCTAATATAAAAGCAAATAAAAAAGAAGTACAGAGGCAGTACGACGCTGGAACAATTAAATATAATCAGGATGTAAAGGTCAGAGAATACGACGACGAGCTTAGCGACTTCGCTATTGAAAAATCTAATAAACTAAGAAGAACGTTGGCAATTGAGTTGAATAATAAAATATTGTGCATGAGTACAATAAGAGCATTAAGCGGGGGGCTGCGATTTCCGTTGTATGACGCTTCAAGAAAAAATAATTTTAAATACAAGTTAAGACCTGAAAATATAAATGCTTACATCGACAATATTATGAAAGAAATTATTGAAGAATATAAAGCATTTTCTATAGAACGTGAATTGTCATATTGCGGCAATAACACGGAAATTAAATGCCCTGAAATGCCGTCGGTTGACTATTTAATAGACGGGGTAAAAAGAAAAATAATTGACAACTGGGCTTTACCAATAAGAGAAAAAAATATTGAGATTTGTAATAAAAAAATAGAGCTTTATAAAGAGAATATCTCACAATATAAATTATTAGGCGACGAAGTTAATGTAAAGATTGCGTTAGACCGTATTGGGAGTAACCGAGGTCATATTAAAGGCTTGGAGCGAAAGCCTGAGCCCGGTGAATTATAATAAAGGAATATTGAATGAAAAAAAGACTTGAAATAAAAAAGAGTACAGCTTTTTTAATAGGGCTTCTTGCCATATGTCTTATTATGATGGTCAATTTTATTAAAGATGATTTTCCAGCGGGTATCTATTTAACAGCCGTTGTAACACTAACAACGGGATACTTCGCTTTAAATGTAGTTGACAGCGGCGTTAAAGGTAAATGCTGGAATAATGATATGTATGAACGATTAAACAAAGATGCAATCACAGACGGAGGTAAACTGCAATGAGGATAGATTTTAAAACATTTCTTTTTAAATACGTTGGTAAAGAAGTAGATTACGACAAATGGGCTGGAGCGCAGTGCGTGGACCTGATAAGGCAAGGTATCGATGAATTGTACGAATGCCCGCAGCCAGAACCTACGGGCGAAGAAGGTGCAATGACTTTTTTTACAAAACATGAATCACGCCCTGTACAAAGAAGGTTTTTTAGCCGTGTTGAAATATGCGCGGTCGGGCAGCACATACCCGAAGGAGCTATTGTCGTATTTAAAAATACCGGAAATAACCCTTATGGACATATCGGTTTTTGCGTCCGTACCGAAAATAATTTGATTTTTTTATTCGAGCAGGATGGTTTAGGACGTGACAGAGCCGCAAAAATTAAAGCGTGGAGTTATGAAAATGTTCTTGGGTATTTGATAAAAAACTAACGGAGGTATTATGTGGAAAAAACAGATTTTGTTTTTAGTCGTAATGGTCTTATTATTCTCGGCGCGTGTATATTGCTTATCTTGGGATGTGTCTTCTTCCTTGGAAGAATCAACCCCGGTGAGTCAGGAGCTGGAATCGATAGCGAACGAGATAGAGATTATAGCAGACAGATGGGACTTGCTACAGAACTTATTGGAGAGCTCAATTCGGGATTTGGAGGAGTACAGGACCAACTTTCCATTATTGCAGATGCGCTTGGAGGAGATGTCACAGACCTACGTTCAATTGCGACAAGAATCAGAGCGGCAAAAACTTCAGTTGAGATTCTGGAAGACGACAACGCTCGTATGCGGGGTCTCATTAGGGATTACTATAGCCAGCTTGGTGATAGTAGTGGCAATTAATTAAGCAGGAGGGCAGCAAATGAAAAAGCTGTTTTTTATATCGATTGTGTTGATGTTGGTCGCTGGCATGGCTTTTGCCATAGACAGCACCTATCAGCAGCCCGTAGAAGTTTCTGCGGAGATTATTCCTGTTGAGTATAATACTGATAGTGGTATTATTATCCAACAGGCGGTTCTGGAGCCTATTTCGGGAATCACTTCCGAAATTTCCAGTTTACAGTTGGTTATAGCACAAAATAATACAATAGCTATAAAGCCGACTAGCATTAACGTTATATTGAGGACATTTATAACTAAACATGTATTAGCTTGTAACGCTACAAATTACTATTTACGTTGTTAGTCAGCAACATGTTGCTTTTGCTATGTGTAACCCGTGCATTCAATTACACGGGTTATTTTTTTGCCTAAATTATTGTAAGTTCTTTTTGGTAAAACCCGTCGGAGAGCCGAGTTTCTGAGGTATCGTAGAATAAGTGGAGGCTATTTATTTTGTTTTAGTATGTTAAATAGCGAATTTATTTCAAGGAATAATTCTTTTGCATTGCTTTCGTCTATATATGATAATTGAATTTTTATGATTGGATTATCAAAGTCGTTTGTTGTAAAAATACAAAACCATTCTTTATCACCGTTATAGTCCTCTTTTATCATTTCATATTTAATAGATTTTATATCATTAATTGAAAATTTTAACAAACCTTTATCTTTCCCGGCAGCAATTATAACCTCACCTGACCTACTAAAGGCAACAGCATGAAAAGGCAATCCATGAATAATTTTACAGTCTTCAAAGCTAGATATATTTTTTATTATATTTTCTACCTCTTCCTTGTAGTTAATTTTTACTTTTTGTATATTCTCCTTATCCGTGTTTTCGTCTTGCGCCTCTATCACTTGTGGTATTATTTGTGCGTCATCTTCTTTATTTGCGTCTTGTGCCTCTATCGTTTGGGGTGCTTTTAATAACTTTAATCTTTTTATAACAATTATGCTACAAAATAAAAACAATGCTCCAAATAAAAATAATAATATAGCTAATACAGGTATATCAAGAGAGGTGAAACCGGCTATTATCCAAACCAAAGAAAATATAAATAAGACAATTGCAGATATAATATTTAATATTTTCTTAATAATGCTCATAACTCACCTCGCTAGCGTGGAGAATGGTGTTATTTTACATCTTCCATAATATTTTTGCAAGCCGGATTTTTCGACGGGGAAGGGAATTATGCGGTTTTAGAGTTAGATTGATCTTCAAGGTATTTCTCAAAACCTCTTCCCACTTCATTTAAAGCGTTAGCAACAAGATAATTCAAAGCCCAAGATATAGTATATTTTTTTTCGATTGCAATTTCTTTTATAGTATTTATAATCCATGTCTCCCATTTTACAGGCATATCTAAATAATCCTGAAGTATCGTTATTACTGTATCGTTTATGCTTCGTCTGTCTATATTTGACAGTTCTTCCATTTTTTCAATTATTTCCGGTGGAAGTCGGTATGTTACGGGTTTCAAACCGTCATTTTTATCCATTGCTTTCATGGTGATAGTATCGGCAATATACCAGTATATTACAAGCAATTATTATATTTTTTTATAGGGAAATTCACCTATAAAAAATTAGGTAAAAAAACATTTAAATAGGCTATTGACAAAAAATCAATATACAATCAAAATGCAAGCATTATACCATTTGCGCCCTGACTAGCGACAGGGCGGTAAAAGCAATCATTTCCGGCTGTTCGCTAGCAGCCACCTGTTAACACGAGAGCAGGTACCAAGGAGATGGTTGCTTTTTTTATTTGGAGGGAACTTATAATGATATATTACAAAGGATTTGACAAAAACTTAAAATGTCACGGCTTCCAATATCAGGTTGGAGAAACCTACAAAGAAGAAAATGCGGATTTATGTTATGTTGGTTTCCATGCCTGCGAGGTTCCGCATGACGTTTTTAAACATTACAGCGCTGGGGACGGAAACAAGTTCCATAAAGTTGAACTTGAAGAAATATCTGAACAAAGAGATAGTGATGATAGCAAGGTATGCGCGAAAAAAATTAAAATCGGCCCAGAGATTAGCGTATTTCAGCTAGTTAAAATATCAGTAAAAATCTTTTTTGAAAAATTTGAATTTAATAAAAAAATCAACCAAGCAAAAGAAGAAAAAGAAAAAAACGCAGGCAACCGCGGCGCGGCAAACGCAGGCAACCGCGGCGCGGCAAACGCAGGCAACTTCGGTGCGGCAAACGCAGGCGACTGCGGCGCGGCAAACGCAGGCGACTTCGGCGCGGCAAACGCAGGCAACCGCGGCGCGGCAAACGCAGGCAACCGCGGCGCGGCAAACGCAGGCAACTGCGGCGCGGCAAACGCAGGCGACTGCGGCGCGGCAAACGCAGGCGACTGCGGCGCGGCAAACGCAGGCAACCGCGGCGCGGCAAACGCAGGCAACCGCGGCGCGGCAAACGCAGGCGACTTCGGCGCGGCAATAGTAAGACATGAAGGGTCTGCCAGTGTAAAAAAAGAAGGTGTCGCTATTGCGTTTGGCAAAAATGCAAAAGCAAGAGGTGATATAGGTTCAGTGCTTGTGTTATGCGAATATAGCGATGATTTTGAATTAATAAATTGCAAATCCAGAATAGTTGATGGCAAAAAAATAAAAGCAAATATTTTCTACACATTAAAGAATGGGAAGATTATTGAAGCGCCTGATACGGCAACGGAGGTAACTTGCTAATAAAACGAAAATGCGAAGTATGCGGACAAATTATATGGATTGGTAAAGATGTTTATTATGAATTTCCGCCGGGTAGTGAAAATACTAAATATGAGACTATCGGCGATTATTTGCGCAACTGTGGTAAATGCGTTATTTGCAACAGAGAGTTATGCCTTGACTGTGGAGATTTAACATCCGGCGTATGTCGTGATTGTAGAAAATTTGAAGGGGTTTCGGATGAATAAGAGCGTGGTGGCTGGCGTAATTGTAGGTTTGTTAATATTAATATTTATTTTACTTACGTTAGTTTTGGGTAGCGTAAAATCTTTTGTCGTAACAGAAGCATACGCAATTGGTATGCAACAATATCCAAATGGTTCATAGCTTCTACAGTACTCGCTAAATGGGCATGTACAACAATGTAGTTTTTTAAACTGGGATGATGCCAGTCGTTATATTAACTGGCTGGAAGAAAAATATAATTTTACAAGGAGTGAAGAATGATTACAGCAGATACGGCGATTAAAATCGCGCGCGGAACACAAGAACTAAAAAGGGTTAAAGACTGCATGGAAGTATTGGAAAAAAACTCAAGTATTGAGCCCTCACAGCAATTAGTTATAACCATACCAGGTTGTGACAAAGAAGCGTTTGACGTTCCAAATATTACAGCTCTTAAATTACTTGGATTAATCCAGAAACACGAGAGCGAGCTCTTGGACGAGTTAAATACGCTGGCAGTTCAGGAAGCGCAGGAAAATCCGCCGGAAGATAAACCGGCAAAGGAGGGGAAAGCAGTATGAGTGAAGTTGTAATAAAACGCGGGGAGTATAACGGCAAACCTACTATCGAACTATACAGACATGCGGGTGATAAATATCCGTTTTCATTCGGATACGGTAAAGCAAAATTAATACAAGATGCGCTGGACAAAGACCCGCAGTTCTTGAAAAAGTACGTCGAAGAAAGCAAAAGCTAATCTTGGCGTATGCCGGGAAATTAATTACAGGAGATAATTATGGCAAATAATCAAATCACGATAAAAGACAGTCAAATCTTGACAAATATAAACGGATGGGGAAACGAGCGTATTCTACCACTTTATCAGGGTAGTAATTTTGAAGCATGGAAACAAGATGCCGCGCTAGCCGTAATAGAAAATGATGACTTGAGGGCTTGTATAACAACCGAAGTCGGCAAGATCTCTATGATACGCGCATTACAGCGCTCCGCAACATCCGGGTTGTCACTTAATCCGCAAAAGGGAGAAAGTGCGTTAGTTGCAATAAATGGAAAGGTTAATTTCTGGTTTATGAAAAACGGTCTTTCAAAAATGGCTCTTAGGACCGGCGCGCTTCAGTACTTGCAATCCGATACGGTTTATGACGGCGATACGTTTGTTTTGAAAAAAACAGCAAAGGGTGACGATTACGAATTTACGCCGGATTTAGATAATCGTGGTAATGCTAAGGGCTTTTTTGCAGTCGCGGTTTTAAAAGACGGCAGAACGATAGTTGAGTACTGGTCACTATCGCAAGCCGAAGAGCATAAAAAGAAATGGGGGAAAGGTTTAAATAACCCAACATCTGCGTGGAATAAAAATCCAAACGCCATGCATGAAAAGGGCGTATTAAAAGCATTGATTACAGGTTTACAGCTACCAGAGCTGGTGTCGGTTATTGAAATAGATAACAACTATGAAAGTATACGCGATGTAACAGATTCTCTGCCAAAAGGTGCGAGTTCAGATGAACTCGCGTCTGCCATTAAAAAACAGAAAGACGATGACTTAAACAATTCAACAAATGAAGAACAGGGAGCGGCGCAGGATGGAGAGCTGGATATATTTTGAAATACCAAATATTCTACCCTACCCTTAAAGGAGAAAAACGGACCATAAACAAAAACTCACGAAGACAGTCTGGAGAGACGGGCGCATGCAGGGTGATGTAAAGGAAGCATACTGGCTCTGACATCGGTCAGTTACGAAGGTTCGACTCCTTCCCCTGTTAATAATTTTTAGGAGGGAAAAATTGAAAACATTGCAAACGTCGAAAAAAAAAGCGATTTGCGTTAACGGGGTGAATTATGAAAGCTTATCTGAGGCGGCGAGATGTAATAATATGCCGCTTTATAAAATGCAGAGACTTGCAAGTGGAAAAATTGAAATTGAAGGATTTAAAGTGTCGGATATAAAAAGACAATATCAAGATAAAAAATTAAATGATTTAAGCGGCGTATTAATAAAATACCCTCGCGGCGAAAAACCATTGGACATGGGATTACCGGGAGTACGACAATGACAGTTTTACGTGACTATCAGACAGAAGCTATTAACGGTGTACGTGAAGTTTTGTTTAGACAAAAAAAACGCTCATGTGTTTTACAATTACCCACGGGCGCCGGAAAAACAGCAATAGTATCTGAAATCACAAAACGTATTATTGACAACTCCAGACGTGCGTGGTTTATAGTACCACGCAGGGAATTGGTAAAACAGTCAAGTGAAAGTTTTACCAGATGGAAAATACCTCATGGAAAAATTGACGCGGACAATAGGGAGTCAAGAGCTTATAAGACGCATATTATAAGTTTACAAACACTTACACGCAGACTAAAGAATATTAAAGATTTACCAGATGTGGTTTTTATTGACGAGTGCCATGTTTTTTATGATGCGCAGGAACGGTTATTTAAAGAGCTCCCGTATGAGACTAAAATAATCGGATTGACAGCGACGCCGGAAAGACTTGACGGTCGACAGTTAGGCGAATTGTATGACGAGATTATTTATGGGGCAAGCATACCTTATTTGACGAAATGTGGATTTTTATCACCGCTGAGATATTTTGCGCCGCCAACTGATGGAATACAAAATCTTAAATTCCGCAGTACCGGCGAAGTTGACCAGGGCGAATTAGATAAGTTATTGACAGACAGGGCGATTTACGGTCGCGCGGTTGAATACTATGAAAAACTTGGAAAATTATCTGACGGGACTTATAGACTTGGCGTCGGTTTTTGCGCCGGAGTAAAAGCTGCGCAAAAACAAGCTGCCGAGTTTAGAGATCGAGGTTTTATAGCAGAATACGTATCGGGTGACATGACGGATAAAAAACAACGAGCTTTAATAGACGGACTTGCTGCCGGGAAAATACAGGTTTTATGCTCGGCAGATTTATTACTGTACGGTTGGGATTCGCCGAAAGTATCTTATGGTTTTTTATTACGAAGAACAAAATCTAAAGCATTGTATTTTCAGATTGTGGGGCGTATCTTGCGCCCGTCAGCCGGAAAACATGACGCGATTTTTGTAGACCACACAGCGACTGTTGATTTGCATACAGACCTTCGCTATCCCGGAATACCGCCATTTTATGTTGATGATGTGGATTGGAATTTTTACGGCAAGAAAGATAAAAAGCAGGATAAAAATTCTATTGGTGTAAGGTTATGCCCGTATCAGAGTTTTTTAATTTGCACTAAACCTATCCGTTGCGCGCAATGCGAAAAATACGAGGAAAATACCAGCGAAGAGGAAATTATTGAAAGCGTACCATTACAGGAACGCATATCAGAAATGGTAGAGCAGGTAATAGAGTCTGCTGAAAAGCGTGAATATCAAGATGCAATAATTATCTGCGTTAAAGAAGCAAGAGAAGCCGACGACGATGACGCATACGACGCCGCCGTTAAAAAGTTATGTGATATTGCGGAAAAATTGAAGTATAGAACTATTTGGATTTACTGGCAGTTAACACAGGAGCGGTATATAGTCAATAACCGCGCGTTACACAGCCTTGCAAGAGTTAAAGGTTATAAACCGTACTGGGCTAAATTGGAAGCCGACAGAATACGGAAACAGCTGGAGGAGATGAGCGCATGAGCGGGAACTACATAGAATTTCTAAAATCAAAAATTAAACTAGCGCAGGATACAGGATTTGAAATCACTGACGCGGATATTAATAAAAACATGAAGCCGCATGTTCGGGACAGTATAAAGTGGATGGTTAAAGGAGGCTGCCGGGCGTTATTCTCAAGTTTCGGTATGCAAAAAACTGTTACACAACTGGGTGTGCTGGAAATAATCACGAAACGCGAAGAATGTAATGCTTTAATTATCGCACCTTTAGCGGTTGTATATGAGTTTCAAAAAGACGCCGCAAGATTTTTTAAAATAGACAATCTGCCATATGTGCGAAATATGGCAGAAATAAAAGCCGCGAACGGACGCATATTTATAACAAATTATGAGCGCGTCCGTGACGGCGATATTGACCCGACATATTTTACCGCAGTATCTCTTGACGAAGCTTCGGTTTTACGCTCTTATGGCTCTAAAACATATCAGGAGTTTTTAATAAAGTTCCAGTCTGTTAAATATAAATTTGTAGCAACTGCGACGCCTTCGCCTAATAAATACAAGGAACTAATCCACTATGCCGGCTTCCTCGGAATCATGGACACGGGGCAGGCTCTTACAAGATTTTTTCACAGAGATTCTACACAATCGAATAATCTTACACTTTATCCGCACAAAGAAAAAGAATTCTGGTTTTGGGTATCGACATGGGCTTTATTTATTACCAAACCAAGCGACTTAGGTTATTCCGACGAAGGTTATATTTTGCCGCCGATGGAGACGGTTTACTGCGAGGTAGGCGTTGATCACTCTACAGCGGGAATTGAAGATGACGGTCAGGGTAAATTATTACGAGACGCCACTTTAAGTTTAAGCTCTGCGTCAAAAGAAAAACGCGAAAATCTACCCGCGAGAATTGAGAAAATGCTGGAAATTATCGCTAATAACCCTGATGACCATTTTATAATCTGGCATGACCTTGACAGCGAGCGCGACGCAATTATTAAAGCGTTTAAAAAAGCCGGGTTGGATAATGATTTTGCATATATAACAGGTTCACAGGAACCTGAAGAAAAAGCTGAAATATCGAGGAGATTTAGCGAAGGTAAAATAAAATATCTTGCGACAAAAAAAGACATATCAGCTCAAGGCTGCAATTTTCAATATTTTTGCCATAAAGCTATATTCGTAGGTATCGACCACAAATTCAATGACTTTATTCAGGCTATACATCGTATTTACAGATTCATGCAAAATCTGCCTGTTTGGATTTATGTAATTTACGCAGAATCGGAACAAGGTATTTTAGACAACCTCAAACGTAAGTGGAAACAACATAATGAAATGGTAGAAAACATGGCGGGTATAATACGTACTCATGGATTATTTTCAACTAATATAGGGGAAAAATTACAGCGTTCTATCGGGGTCGGGCGTGAAATAATAGAAGGCGAAAATTATAAAGCGGTTTATAACGATAATGTGTTGGAATTGCCTAATTTACGTGACAACTCAGTAGACCTGATACATACTTCTATTCCGTTCTCCAATCACTACGAATATACGCCAAGTTATAACGATTTTGGACATAATGAGGATAATGCAAAGTTTTTTGACCAGATGGATTATTTAACGCCTGAATTATTACGTGTATTAAAACCCGGAAGAGTTGCAGCAGTACACGTTAAAGATAGGGTTTTATTTGGTAATGCTACAGGTACAGGAATGCCTACGATTGACCCGTTTAGCGATTTAACAACGGCGCATTTTATAAAACACGGTTTTCAGTTTATGGGTAGGATAATCGTTTTAACCGACGTAGTGAGAGAAAATAACCAGACGTATAGACTTGGGTGGACTGAACAGTGCAAAGATGGTACAAAAATGGGCATAGGCTGCCCTGAGTATATTTTACTGTTTAGAAAATTGCCAAGCGACACGACAAAAGCGTATGCCGATGAGCCTGTACAAAAATCAAAAGATGATTATAAAAGATCTCGCTGGCAGTTGGACGCACATTCTTACTGGAGGTCAAGCGGCGATAGGCTGATAACAATTGACGATTTAAAAGATACGCCGGTATCGGAATTACAAGCAAGGTATAGAGAATATTCGCGTAACGAAATATACGACTATAAAAAACACGTTGAACTTGCGGAAGAGCTTGAAGAGAAAGGAAAGCTCCCTGCTTCGTTTATGGTTATTGCTCCCGGCTCGCATTCAGACTGGATATGGGACGATGTTAACCGCATGAGGACGTTAAACGGCGAACAGGCTAGAAAGGAACTGCAAATGCACATATGCCCTCTTCAGTTTGATATCGTGGAGCGGATTATACGCAGATATAGTAATGAGGGAGATTTGATATTAGACCCCTTCGGCGGATTAATGACAGTACCGTACATGGCTGTAAAAATGAGGCGGCGAGCATATGGAATCGAGCTTAACAGGGAATCATGGAAAGATGGTTGTAAATATTTAAAAGACATCGAGGTCGAAATAGCGGCTCCGACGTTATTTGACATGGAAAAATATTAAATTACAAGGGGATGTTGCAGTATGAAATCTGAAAATTTATTTTGTCCTACCTGTGGAAAACTGTTAGCGGTATATGAGCCACTTAATATAGTAAGGCTTATACAATGCTCTGTTTGTAATACTTGTGTAAATATTCCAATGTCTTCAATTTTTAATAATGGGATTATACATGAAAAAAAATAAACCTGAATCGCTTGTCTTGGACGCCTGTCTTGACTACCTTCGCTTGCGCGGACATTTTGTTATTCGCGTAAACTGCGGAGCGTTTAAGACTGATAGTGGCGGTTATTTTAAATCAACAGATACTCCGGGAGTATCAGACATAATCGGTATTACTAAAGACGGGCGAGGTTTAGCTGTTGAGTGTAAGAGTAAAAAAGGTAAATTATCAGATTTGCAAAAAGATTTCGGAGAAAAATACAAAGAAGCAGGCGGAATATTTGTTGTCGCAAAAAGGATTGAAGATTTACAGGAGGCGGGACTGTGAGAGAAGATATTGAAATTAAATTTGGATTTATTGGAATTATAGTCTGCGTTTTAATTATTATGTTTTTTGCTATCAGAGATGTTAACATAAAATTAATATTAAAGCCAGCTTTTGAGAAATATGGCTGTAGCTGTCAATGTGAGACTAATCATGAGTAGTAAACCACGAGGAATATCTGCAAGCAGAGGAGCCGCGGTATTGGGCTTATCAGAATTTCAAACACCACTGGAAGTTTGGCAGTTAATCATGGAAGAGCGCGAGGCAGGCTTTAACGCGCGTAGAGGTTATGTGTTGCCGCCTGAGCCCGACAGCGCGGCTTTAAGATGGGGTAGCGCATTTGAAACGGCTATTATTAATTTGTCGTCTGAACAAAAAGGTTGTAAGATTATAGACAGAGAAGCGGAATACTCATGTATTGACATTGGGTTACGCAGTAATGTCGCAGAGAATTATATCACCTGTCACATAGACGGCAGATATATTGATATTGGTAATCTCCATGAAGGAAAAACTACATCGGCTTTCGCATATCGTGATAAATGGGGTGAGCCGGGAACAAATAAAATACCACAGGTATATCAGGTACAGGTACAACATCAAATGCTCTGTACTGGCGCAAATGAAGATATAGTATCTGTTTTAATTTTTCCAGAAACGCCGGATAAATGGGAGGCGGCAGGCTGGAAAATTATCAAAGAAAATGAAATATCATATCTGTTGCAAAAAGACAATCGCATAACTACACCCACAGCATGGTCAAACGTGTTACGCGATATGGGATATTTTCAACAATACCCGTGTAAGGCAAATAAAGAAGTGCAGAGCATGATGGTATCAGAATATTCGCAATTCTGGCAAAACCACGTTATAACAGGTAAACCGCCTGAACCTAGAAATTACGATGATATAAAGCGTCTTATTCCCGAATCTGTGGGAACTGTTATTTGTGATACGCAGATGGCGGCATGGTTTATGGAATATCAACAAATCACAAAAGAGATTGGGAAATCAGGAAATGCGGAAAAACGCAGAAACAAATTGCGATTGAAAATTTTAAATAGAACAAGAAAATTGCAAGGCGTTATCGATGACGAATCTCAGGATAAAATTATATTCCGTGATAGTCAGGGCAGAAAACTCGGTCAATTCGGTAAAGGAGGTTTTAGGTGACGGCTTTCGCAAAACGGTTAATAGTTGAAATGGAAACTAATCAACTAACCATTGCAAACTTGGCAAAAAAAGCAGGTTTAAATAAGTACACAATCTACGCATGGATAAAAGACGGTAAAACACCTAATGCAATAAACGCCGTCGCTGTAGCAACTGTATTAAAAACAAGCGTAGAGTATCTGATAACGGTCGAAGAGCGTAATACATGACGGCATTTATTGATTTATTTTCAGGTATCGGCGGTTTCGCTCTTGCCGCTTATTGGTCAGGTCTTAGATTTGACAAACATTATTTTAGCGAGGTGGACGATTATGCTATTAAATTATACCAGAAAAGATTTCCAGACGCTATACCGTTGGGAGATATAAAAAATGTCGATTACTCAAAATTACCAAAAGGCGAATACCTTGTCACAGGCGGATTCCCATGTCAGCCTAACAGCAACAGAGTACGCAAGAGAAGAAACAAAGACGAGCGTGATCTTTGGAGCGAATGCTTTAGGATGTTATGCGAGTTACGACCAAGAATTGCAGTGTTTGAAAACGTGCGAGGCTTACTCACTGTTCCAGGAGAAAAACTTAAAGGAGAGGTATTTAACAGAATTTTGTCGGACATTCACAGGGGGGGGTATGATGCGGAATGGCAGATTATATCGGCTAACCAAATTGGCGCGCCTCACAAAAGAGAAAGATTGTGGATTGTTACCTACCCCTCTTGCAAGCGACTACCGGCGTTTAATATTTTCAACAATACAAATAAAAAGGAAAATATCGAAAGTAGCAGAGACTGGTCTAAACTTTTCTCTATCACTGCCGGAGCTTATAAAATGGAAAACTGGGAAGCTCATGAACAAATACTTACCGGAACTTATGATGGGCTACCCGAAGAACTGGACGCAATTAAGGGAGCAGGTAACGCCATTGTCCCTCAGTGCGCAGAATTAATTTTTAACTTACCAGCATTTGATTATTGGAGGAAGATAAATGAATAAAACAAAAATAGACTGGTGTGATATGACATGGAATCCTGTTCGCGGGTGTCTAAACTTATGCCCATATTGTTATGCGCGAAAGATGGGGACAAGGTTTGAAGGACATTTTAATCCTACTTTTCACCCGGAAAGACTGGATGAACTCGCGCGGATAAAAAAGTCTCAAAACATATTTGTATGCTCTATGGCAGATTTATTTGGAGATTGGGTGCCAGATGAATGGATACGCGATGTATTTAACGCTTGCATAGCTGCGTCACAGCACAGATATTTATTTCTGACAAAGAATCCAATGAGATATACAAATTTAATGTTAACTGCTCCAAGTAATGCTTGGTTTGGAACGACAATGACTAAATATGACAGTGAATATTTTTATTCTGATAATTTAAATACTTTTTTAAGTATAGAACCAATACAGGAAGATATAAATATAGATAGTCTTTTTAAAATTAAATGGGTAATCATCGGTCGTGAAACAGGCAACCGAAAAGACAAAATAATCCCTAAAAAAGAATGGATAGCAAACATCATGAATTACTGCAAAGAAAAAAACGTGCCAGTGTTTATGAAAAATAACCTGAAAGATATATGGCTTGAGCCATTAGTGCAAGAATTTCCCTGGAAAAACTAAAAGGAGTGAAAGTATGAAAGAACATTATGAAGGTGATCTAGTTATCACAGAAGAATCAGACAAAGAATGGCTGAGTGAGTTAAAAAGCGTTAGCGGATGGGTTAGGGTTTTATGTAATGTAGACGCCCCTCAGTTGCAAAGCGTCGGCAGTTCTCTTGACATAAGAGCAGACGCGCAGTTACCCGTCTTACAATCAGTCGGCGGTTATCTTGGCATAAGAGCAGACGCGCAGTTACCCGTCTTACAAT